CTGCTGTGTACTCTTACCTGTCTGATGTTTAAACCATGTAGACTCATCTAAACTTGGAACTTGAAACCAACTACGTGGATCTGTCTTATGAATGTAATGATGGTAATGACCTGATATTAACAACTTAGAATCACCTGGATGTTGCCAACCAAATGCTTGATTCTTCCACCAGTTCATAACTTTAACTTCTGGCTTACCTCCCCCGCCACCAATGGCATGACCGTGTGTGAAACTACAAACAGTACCACAAATATTAAAAGTTAAATGTGGCTCATCAGGAATAATAAATTTAACATGATTGTATGTTTCGTTCTGTGCAAAGATTTCACCAAGCTGTTCAAAAACTTCTAAGTCTGAATTGTCCATCTCACCAGTAGGTGCTACACCTTTAGATACTCGTTTGGCTCCATGATTACCTGGGACTGCACCGACAACTACAAGATCAAAATCTTTAGACCACTCTACTATGGCTTTAGCTATCAACTTACGTGCTACTTTTATTTGAGATCTATTATCCAATTCGACTGAAAAAGTTTGATCAGGATAAAATCCTACACACCCCTCAACAATATCACCTAATCCTACGATAGTAAGTTGATCAAACTCCATGCCTGCTTTACGTAAAAATTCATATCGTTCTTTTACTTTATCTATTTTGTCTAAGAATCTTTCTATGATAGCTTCTGTCCCACCGCCATCACGTTTACCTAATTGTAAATCAGATATGGCTACAAAAAAAGACCTGTTAGGTCTTGTAACTTTTGGTTTTGGTTTTCTTTTGTGAGACTTTATCCAACTTAAAAGTCTGTCATAATCTTTATCAGATAAAGCTAAGTCATTAGCAACGATAGTTGCACGATAATACCATGCTTGTTGTACATTTCCTGAACCCATATTCATATCCCAGGTCCTGACTTGCAACGTATTTTGTAATATTGTGTAATGCTTAGGATCAAATCCCCAGTCTCTTAATAAGTCCTCAAACTTAGGACTTGCATTAGTAGTTGGTCTGGAAGTTATAGTTCCTTTTTTATTACCGTGTGTGAAGCTAACACCTGGTTCCCATCCTTGCGGATGAGTAGGTATTGGAGCTTTAGTATTGTGTGATACGTCCTGCTGACTCTTAGTAAGTTCCTGCATCTTACTTTGAGGTTTTTTATTACTCAATAGAAACCACCTTTCTTAAGTAATCTATTTTGTTATTTGTTTTTTAGCGTATGTCTTAATGACTGCAAGTGCAGCACCACCACCAGCTAACGCAGCTAACTGAATTGTTTCAGCTTCTACACCAACTAATGGAGCAACTGTTAATGCACCTATAAACGCTTCAATGAATGTCCAAGCTGTTCGCTCTAACATATCTTTGAGATCTTCACTCAATTTATACTCCCATGTATCTGACCATGGAGTCCACCATACGTCTTTCTTAAACGTACCGTCCTGGTTTCTTGCTCTTTTACTTTTTTCAAATAAACTCATAATTAAATTATACTATACATATATGACATTTCTAGTTTTTATTAGTAGAAAATTGGTTTTTATTAAAATGCCTACACTCCCTATTTAAACACACAAAATTATTACCTTTATAAATCAAAGGACGTTCACAACCAGGACAATTTATGTTTATATAAATCCTAGTATCTAGTTGCTTTTTTCTTGCGCTTTGAAGAATATCTTTTCTTCTTCTTACCTGGCATGTTAGGCATTAGTTCCACCATCCTTTCCTTGGTTCATATACTTTGGTAACTTTTTTCGCTGGTGCTTTAGCTTTTCTTTTTAACTTAGTAAATGGATTAGCTTGAGTATCATAATCAACATATTGTATTGTTACTTTCTCTCCTTTAACTAATGCATCTCTTATATAAGGATAGGTAGTTGCGTAATTAGAACCTGAACTGCCTACCCAACCCTTTGGTTTCACAATGTTACTCTCTTGTGAATTTCCTAAAATTAAACAACCCATGGTTGCTGATTCGTCGTTACCTTTATGGATCAAGATCCACTCAAATCCAGGCACATCTTTAATCCATAACATACCTGCACCATGAAACTCTTCTCCATACGATTTAACATAACGTGAATAAAATCCACCCTCTGCTCTTAAAACAACAGGATAAGTACCAGCAGGTATTCTTGTTTCACCTCTGATCTTGTCCTCTCTATATTCATCTTCTATTGTGTACGCTAAAAACTTTTTATTCATAGCATTAGTAACATCCATCAATATACCTGATGTACTATCTGGTTCTGAACTAAATCTTAATACTTGTAATTTCATTTTATCTCCTGGCAATGTTCACTACCGTGTAAACAATTGCATATTTGTACAAATGATCCATCTTCTTTAGTTGTAACCATGCACATTACTTTCCTCCGCAACAACCGTTACCACAACAATCCATTATCTACTTGCCTTTCTCTTATTATCTTCTGGTTTTTCTTTTCTAAAATTCATAGTAAGCAACCATATAACTAGAGTAGTAACTGTTGCTAATCCTGTAACTTGTTGTGCGGTTCCTGTTAATGTTAGTGTTGCAATTACCAAACCAACAAGAGTCCAACTTAAATTTAAAGTTTCTTTTATAATTGAAATAATCCAGGATGTTATTTTTTTTACCATTTAGTTTTGTTTGCCCAAAATGCTGCTGACATTTTACCTTTCTTAATATTTTTTTTGTGTCTTGCTTTAAAAGATCTTGACCTAGCAGTATTACCTTTATCTCCAGATACACCTTGTTGTCCAAATCTAATTAATTTTATTTTATGTCCCTCTTGTGCAAGCACAACATGTGATTTACTACCATGCTTTGGAGTTCTCTTAGGTTTATTGACACCTTTTAATCCGTGTTTTTTTAACATAGATGCTCTTCTATTTGCATGTGGCATTAAAATCTCCTCATTGCTATCCCAACTAAACTTGCAATCCTAGCAATAATTACTGGAACTACAACTTCTTGTGCTTTTTCACGTTGATCTTGTGTCATATCTTTACCTATATTAGATATTACCACATTAGATAAATCGACATCTACCAAAGTACCTATTGGATCTTCAATAAATGACTCTATTTGAACCTCAACAACTACGTCTGCTAAGGTATAATCTTCTATATCTGTATTGTCTACAGCTCTTTCTACATACTCTTCTACTGCTTCAGCTACTACTTCATCTGATTTAATTGCTTCTGCAACGATAGCAACATCTTCAGTTTCAACTTGTAATACTTCAGCAACAACTTCAACTTGTTCTTCCGTAAGTTCTTCAACATTTTCTATAGCTTCTTCTACTACCGCTTGTACAACTTCTTGTACTTCTTCTGATACCTGGTCTAAATTCTGTACACCAACATCATTTACTTCTGTTAGGACCTCAACAACTTGTTCTTCGGTAAGGTCTTGTACATACTCTTGTATAGCTTCTTCTTTTGCTTCTTCATATTCTTCTAACTCCTCTTCTGTAAATTCTTCTATCTCTTCTTCAGATGCTATCTCTATCTCTATAACAATAACTTCTTCTATCTCTGCAACTTCTTCAGCTACCTCT